CGCCCTGGCCGAGGTTCATCGCCGCCAGTGCTTTCGCGAACTCCTGCGCCCGGATCGACTGCCGCCCCTCCTGGCGCTGCTCCACCAGGCTCGACTGGCGCAGCTGCTCGAGCGCCGGCGCAAGCTCGGCGGCGACGCTCTTGCGCGCTGTCCCGAGCAGGCTCTGCTGGGTCGGGACGCCCGACTGGTACTGGGCGATCATCTGCGCGTACGGGTTGCCCTTCGACCACAGGCTCGGCTGCTGCTGCACCACCGGCTTCGGCCGGACAGGGGCTCTCGCCGTCTGCTTGAACCTCGTCAGCAGCGGGTGGCCGAGGCGCGAGGCGTTGGTCGGGTTGAAGCCAGGGATGACAGCCATCTACTTCCCCTTCTTCTTCGGGGTGGCCTTCTTCGGCGGAGCCGGGGCCTTCGGGGCGGGCCTGCCCATCGTCGGACCACCAACGATCGGGCCGCCCGTGTACGTCTGGTAGTTCTGGACGGCCGGCGCAACGAAGTTCTGGAGGGCGCTGTTGCTGTACCGCTGCCCCGCCGGGGCCGGCGGCAGCAGCGACGGCTGCTGCGGGTCGCCCGTGTTGCGGTCGAGGATGCCGCTGAGACCAGACAGGATGTCGTCGAGGCCCCAGTCCTGAGTCGGCTGGCTGTAGCCCTGCGTCTGCGCCAGCCGCAACGCCACGTTGCTCTTCTTCTGCTCCCACTGGTTCGCCGCATCCACGAGGCCGGAGGTGTAGTCGCCACCGACCCCGCGCAGCGCGTCCAGCAGGCTCGAGAGCTGCTGCGAGGACTGCTCGTCGTAGCCGCGCTGCAGGTCGGAGCTGCGGGTCGCCGCCGCGCCGGAGCGCGCCACGCCCCTCGCGGCCAGCTGGTACGGGATCGCCGCCTGCCCCTGCGCGAGCTGGCGATCAAGCTGCGCCTTCGTCGACATCTGGTTCGCCGCCGCGGCGCTGAGCGTGTCCGCGTCGATGTCGCCGGCGAAGCCGGCCAGGCTCGGGTCCTTGCTGATCTCCGACTGGAACGTGCCCGCCCCGAAGCCGCCCTTGATGAAGTTCTGACGAAATGCGTTCGCCCGTGCCTGCGCCAGAGAATTCTGGGTGTTGGTCAAGCTGTTCAGGCCCAGCTGGTACTCCGGGTCGGAGGCGATCTCGCCCTGGTACTCCGTCGGTGGCACGTAGTTGTTCAGGTTCGAGTTGCCGCCGAGCCCGAGCCCGGCCAGCATCTGCTTGATCGAGTCCTGGTAGTCGGTGCGGACGGTCGGCTGCGCCGGCGTGAACGTGCCGCCACCACCGGCCGGGTTGTTGACGAGCGCACCCGTGCCACCGGTGCCGAGCGTGCTGCCGCCGGCGACCTGCGTCTTCGCCTGCGTCTTCGGCTTCAGGGCGGGCGGGTTGTAGAACAGGGCGCGCGCCGCCTTCGCTTTGGCTGCGTACCCGGGCACTGCGGCGATAGCCATGCGGCCCTCCTCAGGCGACGATGATGAAGTTGACGGTCAGGTAGGACGGCGAGTCGACCGGGTAGCCGACGGGGCCGACCGTGAGCCCGGTGGCGCTCGGCTGGATGCCGCTGCTGGACGCGACAGTGTCGGGAGGATTGCTCGAGCCGAACGGCCCCACCGCGCCTCCGGCAGCACCTCCGGTAACGGCAAGCCCGTGACCGTGGGGGCTCTCGTTGACGGTGTGACCGTGGCGAGTGCTGCGCTGGCCGGGCGGCAACCCCTCGTGCTTGCCGAGCGCGTTGTGCTCCGGCGTGAAGCCCTTGCCGACCGGCACCCGCTCCTGCAGGTCCGGCACCTTGAAGGTCGCGCCGTCGGCCGCCCCGTAGGTGGTGCCGATCGCGGCGTAGAGACGGGCCTCCGATGTCCGCGAGTAGGACGCACCGTCGCAGAGCTTGGAGCCGGTCGGCGCGGTCGCGCCCCCGAATGGGAAGATCAGGCCCGCCGGCAAGATGCCGAGCGTGCCGCCGCCGACGCTCGTGATCCCGAGCAGCGAGCGCAGCCCCAGCACCGAGGAGAGCGGCAGCGTCAGGTCGCTCGATTCGAGGTAGCTGACGAGCCAGGTCTTGAACGGGGTCGGGATCGAGAGCGGGTCGGAGAGGAGGCGCTGCAGGAGCTGGTACTCCTGGTCGGTGAGCGGCTTGTCGCTCGCGCCGCTGGTCGCGCCCTCGCCGACGAAGGCGCTCACACGCGCGACCGTTCCGCAGCCTGCGCCTCAACGGCCAGGTCGAAGATGCGGGTGACAGTGGAGGCGGCGGTCTGGCGGACACGGAAGGCGACCCCGTACGGGAACTGGCCGAGCGGCAGCCGGTAGCGGCTGTACTCGCTCGTGAACGGCAGCTGCCCGAGCGCCGTGTAGGTCGTCTGCTGCGGCGAACGGATGTAGCCGACCTCGAGCACCGGTGCCAGCGCTGCCGCCAGCTCCGGCGTCGCCGGCGGCGGAATCTCCTCCTCGTCGAGGTCGACCTTGCTCGCGACCGAGCCACTCGAGCGCGCGTCATACGACAGGTAGGCGAAGCGGACGCGCTTGCGCCCCTCCTCCCCCAGCCGGTACCAGGGCGTCTCGAACACCGGCAGCACCGGCGTCCCATCGTCGTCGGCGAGCTGGCCGCCCGGCGCGGGGAAGAAGACGGGACCGACCCGGATCGCCCTGTTCGCAGTCGTCAGGCCACCCCAGACGCGCTCCGCCACCGAGCTGCCGCCGGAGGAGACGTAGGTGCCGACCGGCATGTTCGTCAGCCGGAACCACTGCCGCTTGTTCAGGTCGACGACGAGCGTGACCGAGCCTGTGCTCTGGCCGAGCGTGATCATGTAGTAATCGAGGAAGGTGGTGGCGGAGACCGAGGTGCGCGTGTACCAGAGGTTGCGCCAGAAAGTGAGGATGCCGCCCTGACTGACGAGGTTGCGGATCACCGCGCCGTCAGTCACATGGACACCGTGCTCGTCGGCGAAGACGACGTTCTCGTTCCAGGAGGCGAGCGCCTTCGGGTCGGGACAGCCGACGTGCGAGAACAGCGGCTCCAGGTTCAGGTCGTCGGCGACCCCCGCCGAGTTGGGCGGGATCGAGCCGCGGATCCGCTCGGCCGAGCCAGCGTGGAAAACGATGATCACGGCGCGCAGCGCGGCGAGCGCGGTGACGGTGCTCGATGTCCGCAGCGAGCTGACCGCGTCCCAGCCGCCCGCCGTCGTCAGGTCGTTCGTCGGGTGGCTGAAGCGGACAACGTCCTCCTCGCCGGCTGCGCCACCAACCACCAGGTACTCGCCCCAGATGCAGCCGACGCGAGGGTGGGGAGCAGACGCTGCGACGGCGACAGGCGGGCCGCTGGCGCGCACGACGTACGGCACTGACGTTCCCGTCCAGTCGAACCAGATCGTCTCGTTGTGGCGGAAAACCGGGTTCTGGAGGCAGCCGACGATCGCGCCCCGATCGGCGATCGTGGCCGCCACCCCGGTCGCAGCGGCGTCGACCTGGACTAAGCGACCCCCCGTCGTCTGGAAGAGAAGCTGGTCGCCGCCCACGAACGGGGCGAGGATGCCCGACTGGATGATGCCGCCCAGGTCGTTGGTGCCCCAGCGCCAGCCGCCACGGCCGGTCAAGGTCGCGTCCACGATCGTCGGCACGTAGTCGACGACGTCCCACAGGTAGCCCTTCGGCATCTGGTCGCGCGTGAAGTCCCGGGCGAACGCTCTCGCGCCCTCCAGCAGCGAATGCGGCGCAGCCATCTAGCCCGTCCAGGCCATCTTGTTGTGGACGCCACGCAGGCGCACACGGGCTCGTGGGGCTCTCGCAGTGCCGCGCTTGTTGATCTGCGTCTTGATCTGGGCGAGCCGGCCGCCACGGCCGTCCTGGCCCTCGTACAGCATCCGGTAGCGCTCCCCCTGCTGGGCCGACTGGTCGTCGCTGTAGCTCGAGCCCTTCCACATCGCGTAGGTGACGATCGCGTCATGGAACTCGAATGGGATCGCCCCGTAGGGCTCGTCGGCCGGCGAGTCGGTGGCGAGCACCATCGGTGACGGCCGCAGCACCGCCCAGACGTCGATGTAGCCGTCCTCGCTCGGAGTCGGCTTCACGACCAGCACGTCGGAGCGGATCAGCGTGAAGCCCCGCCCGCTCAGCTGGTAGGCCGGGTCCTGGCCGACGACCACGAAGTCGTTCTCGTCGTACCAGTGCTGCTCGTCGCGACGCAAACGGCGACGGTCGCCGTCCTCGACCTCGACGAGGGCGAGGATCTTGTGGTCGAGCGTGTACTGGCCCTTGCCGGCGTTGATGTTCAGGTGGACGCAGCGCACCGTGCAGCGGGTGCGGGCGAGCAGGTCGACGGTGCCGTTGTAGACCCAGTTGTTGACGTAGCCGGTCTCGTCGAAGGCGGTGATGTCCTGCAGCCCCAGCTCGGCGATGACCGCCTTCGTGATCTCGTCCTTGGTCATTCAGCGCTCCTGTCCTTGGGCGGCCATTCGAGGGTCGGCTGCTCTCGCTCGCAGGGAGGGGGCTCCTCGGGGCGT